AACAACAACACTAACAACTGGTTCCATGTACACATACAATGGTGGAGATAACTATTACTTCACGAAGGATGCCACTGGCAGACTTTACAATTTGAATTTAAATACATTCAAAATAGATGCTGCTGGACTCACGCCATATGCGCATGGTAGTGCAATTATTGGAAAGAGAATGGAAGTCGTGGAAACTGCCGATGGATTGGAATACATCTATGTAATGAGACATAGCGGTTTTGAGATGTGGAGAACTTTAAGATTCTGGTGAAATTAGGAGAATAACATGGCATTACTTAAAAAAATATACACAAACGATAATACTGGAGTTTTTGCTGAATACTGGAAGATTTCTGAAATAAACTCAAATTGGATTTCAAATAAAATTGAAATAAAAATAATTGGATATGTTTCACAAGAAGCAAGATTGTCTGGAAAAAATGCATTATTAGATAAAACTATAATTGCATATGGAGATCAGGCATTACAATATTTTTCTGCAATAGTAATGCAACCACAAGGTATTGATATTATACATGAAGCATATTTGTATGTAAAAGGATATGATCCAGAATTCACAGATGCTGAAGATGTTTAATTTTATTATTGACATTTAATAAAAGTATATTAAGATAGTGTTATGTTTTTACAAATATACAAAATGTACCCAGATGTCCCAGATATCAATTACGCAACAACAAACTCTGCTTGTTTTGATATCGCAGCACACTTTCTTTATCAAAACTCTTTTAAAGTTTATTCAAAAGATAATAGAGAAATAATAGTTCTAGGTGTTCAAGATGAAAATGGAAAAGCATATGTCGATATTCCAGCCGAATGGAGAATGTTGATTCCAACTGGACTTATTCTTGATATACCAGAACAACACTGTGTAAAAATTTATCCAAGATCAGGACTTTCCACTAAGAAGGGGTTGAATCTGATTAACTGTGTTGGTATAATTGACGCTGACTATGTTGAACAATTAATGATTCCTGTTTATAACAATTCACAAGAAAGAATAAGAGTATATTGTGGAGATCGAATTGCTCAGGGTGAATTGGTATATCAACCACAGGCTTCCATTGAATACATTCAACAAAGACCAGAACAAAAGACAAATCGCTCTGGTGGATTTGGCAGCACAGGTATATCATGGAATCAATCGTAACCTTTTTTAAAAATAACTCAAATTCTCAGGGAATTCCTGATGTTTCGGAAGATGCGTGGAAAGAACTCAATTCAAACTATTCAAAAGATGAAATTAGAATTGGTTTGGCTGAATTTATTTCAACAAATAAACCACCGTTTCCTTTTCGAGAAATATCAGAGGAAACTGTAAGGGATAAGTTTATTTCTCTTGCACACGAAAACATCAATTCATTTATCAATTATCCAGCAAAAGAAAATGTTGTTGAAAAATATCTTGATTACAAATATCCATATAAACAATATGGACATGGACTAATTGAATTTGGTCATTACTACAATGACATAAGCAATTATTTTCAACAACACAACAGAATGGCATGTCCTTCCTATGGATTTGCTTCTCCTTTGGATATTTGGAATAGTAAAGAACTTTTGGAGAAGATGAATTGGATATTTTGGAGAATGGGAACAACCACCATAAATGAAACAAATATTCGCGGTTCATTTAGATTGGGTGCATATGTTGCCACTCAATTCAAACCCCATGTTGCAAAAGTAATATATGATTATACTAAAGCAGGAAGTGTATTAGACTTTAGCATGGGATGGGGTGATCGCCTTGCTGGATTTTATACCGCAAAGAATACATATTTTTATACAGGTTGTGACCCAAATCCAAATACATTTGAAGTTTATAAGAAACAATGCATCGCATATGAAAAATATCTTGGATGTGATAATCCTAAGATAACAGAAGATGATAAGTATTTTATGTGTTTAGGCAAAAAAGATGTGATGATATTTAATGCTCCAGCCGAAGACATCAATTGGAAGGCAGCAGTACCAGAGATAGATTGCATCTTTACATCTCCACCATATTTCTCAACAGAGATATACAACAAGGGTGGCAAAGATGAACAAAATCAATCGTGGAGCAGATATCCCGAATATGATAACTGGAGAGATAAGTTTTTATTTCCTGTATTGAAAAATACATTTAGTTGTCTTTCTGATTCTGGAACTATGATGATAAATATCATGGACCCAACAGTCAATAAAGTTCGACACAAAACTTGTGATGAAATGGTTGATTATGTTACAAATGATTTACATGGAACATTTTGTGGTCAATTGGGCATGCGTATCAAGCAAAGACCAAAGACCTTGGATAAAGATGAATTGAAAAAACATCTGTCGAGTGATTTTATTGAGAATATTTGGTGTTTTGGCAAGAAGAACGGATTTGAATTTCCAGAAGGACCTGGTTCCTTAGAAAGTATTTTATTATGAAAAAAGAAGAACTATTTGTAATGCACGAAAATATGTGCAAAGACGCACTTCATTTGATGAAAAAGAAAAATGCCGATTATGCTGGCAGTGGTGGAGATAATCCATTTGCAAACTTTACCCGTGTTGAAAATATGGGTGTTTGTAAGACCGAACAAGGATTTCTTGTTCGCCTAACAGACAAGATGAGTAGACTTAGTACATTCGCCCAATCTGGTAAACTTGAAGTCACAGATGAAAGTTTTAAAGATACTTGTATTGATGTTATAAACTATATTGTTCTTTTACATGCATATGTTTCTGATAAGAAAAATGTTGATTCTACTCAGGAATAATATACAATACACGCATGAAGTTCTACACAAATGTCTATTCATATGGCAACAGAATTCTTGTTCGCTATAATGAGAATGGTAAGAAACAATCAGATGAGGTTTACTTCGGTCCTTCTTTGTTTGTTTCTTCAAATAAGCCTTCAAAATACAAAAGCATCTATGGCAAGAGTCTAACTGAGATTTCTTTCAATAACAAAGAAGAATATAACGAATTCATCGAACACTATGCCGATGTCAAGGGATTTGAAATTCATGGTGAAATTGGCATAGAATATCAATTTATTCGTAAGCAATATGAAAACTCTGAACCTGTTATATCAAAACTTGATGTTCTCTATCTGGATATCGAAACAACTTGTGAAAACGGGTTTCCAAACATTGAAGACCCAGAGGAAAAAGTAATTGCAATTACTGTAAAACGAAGGGGTGAAACTCCAGTTGTTTTTTGCTTAGGTCAATACAAAGGCAAAGAAGATGTTCGAATTTACGAAAATGAAGAACTCCTTCTTTCTGACTTTGTTGCTTATTTTTCAAACGATTATCCTGATATTATCACAGGATGGAGTATTCGCTTCTTCGATATTCCATATCTTTACAATCGAATCGTAAAACTATTCGGACAGAAGTTTGTAAAGAAACTTTCACCGTGGGGAATTATTCGTGATAAAAATGTTACACGAAACGGATATGATACTAAAGTTTATGATTTGATTGGTATTTCAACTCTTGATTATTATGAACTTTACAAGACATTTACCTACACAAATCAGGAGTCTTACAAACTAGACCATATTGCAAACATTGAACTTGGTGAGAGAAAACTTTCATATGACGAATACGAAAGTATTCAAGATTTCTACAAGAACAATTTTCAAAAGTTTATCGAATATAATATTCAAGATGTTATTCTTGTCGAGAAACTTGAAGCAAAGCTAAAGTTGATGGAACTTTCTGTTTCTCTTGCATATTCGGCAGGTGTAAATTTTACCGATGTTTTCTCGCAAGTCAAAACATGGGATGTAATCATCTATAACTTCTTGATGGAAAAGAATGTAATCATTCCACCAAAGAAGAAGTCATCTAAAGATGAGCAATATGCGGGTGCTTATGTAAAGGAACCTCTTGTTGGCATGCATGAGTGGATTGTGAGTTTTGACTTGAACTCTCTATATCCACATCTTATCATGCAGTATAATATTTCTCCCGAAACAATTTCACAAGATGGTATGCGTGGTGTTGTTGCGCCAGATGGCGTTCTTAAGAAGGGTACAGTAACCTTGAGTGCCTTGGAAGAGAACAAGAAAAAGAATCTTTCAACTGCTGCCAATGGCACAACTTATCGAAAAGATATTCGTGGGTTTTTGCCAGAACTTATGGATAAGATGTATCAAGACCGTAAAATGTTTAAGAACAAAATGATTGACGCAAAGAAAGAACTTGAACAAATCAATCTTGAACTCAAAAAACGAGGTCTACTTGACAAGTAAAAGATACAAGATATACTATGTGCATGGAGACAAGAAATGTCATCGACCACTACCACTACTGGAACCACGAAGCGATTGTCGCTGATCTCGACACTAAAAGGCACAATTTCACGATATTGTGCAGTAATCTATATAACGATTTCAATATCGCTACAGTTATTCGTAATGCGAATGCGTTCTTGGCTTCGAAAGTAATTGTTTATGGTTCTAAGCAATATGATCGGCGTGGCACGGTAGGCACTCACCGATACACTCATTTTTCATATTGCAAAAATATGATTGATTTGATTGATGAAATGAAGAATATTTTTAATGCTCACCCAA